CATTAACTTTTTTAGTTTTTAAACCTTCAACAGTTTCACCATCAACTGTCTTGTCTTCCATCTCAAGATCTTCTGCTGTCTTCCAAACTTTTTTTACCACTTTGTTTGTTGCATCAAACTGAAAAGACTCACTTCTGTTTTTATAAAATGAAGGATCTTTATAATTTGAGTTATCGGTCTGTACAGGATATAAACCTATGGCTGCTTTTTCTTCAGCACTCCAACTAGAAAAAATATTAGCTGGATGTTTTATGTCGTTGTGTTCAAATGCTTGAGCACCATTAAAAATTTTAATAACCTGATTTGCTTTTACTAACGCCCACATAATTTCTCCTAACTCAATGTCAATGCAAGGTTTCTACCAACCTCAATAAATTTTGATCCATTATAATAAAACACAAAAAAATCACCTAACGCAGCAGTTGTCGTTAAAGTAGGAGCTGTGTCTGATGCAAATTCATAATTAGATGCAAACGATAAAGTTCTCGATCCAGTACCATCTTGAACTATTAAGAGGCTTACAAACTGCCCTGTAACACCATTAGTTGCATTATTTAACGTTCTATTACCACCTAATGTAACTTTAGCAACTGGCTTTGCTTGTACATCCCAATCAATGTTTGCACCATCTGTAAGTGTTTGTTCAGGAATGTAAGCTGCATCATTAAATTTAAATCGTCCTGCACCTTTTGCTGTAAAAGCTAAACCAACATTTGTATCACCACCTGTTACTGCAAGTCCTACATCATTACCTGTAGCTGCGTTTGTTATTTCTAGCTCATTTACTGCACTTGT